ACACGGCGACGGCCCCCGGCTCTGGCGCGGCAGAGCAATCCTCGTCGCTCGACGCTGACCGCGCTTTTGTCAAGCTGGTTTACGAGATAGAGTCTGACGTCCTGCCGCAGCCCGCGCCTGGCCAGACCGGCCCCTGCTACGAGAGCCAAGAGGATGGTGCTCGCTGTACGACTCCCGAACACTGGGACGATGGTCAAGGAGCCCCGCAGCGGCCCGCGCCGGAGAAGCGCTGTGGTTACGTCGTCTTAGTAGACGGGGTGGTTCGTTGCGGACAGTTCGAAATAGGCCACGACGGATCACACAAGTTTTCTGGGAAGCTAGCCCATCCCGGCTGCAATCAATCCTGTCATCCGATGCCAGCCCCCCCGCCGCAGCCAAAGACGGAGGCGCGGAGACTCGCCGTTCACGTCTGGAAAAACAACGACTGTCCGAATACGATTCACGTCACGTCAGCTTTGTGCTGCGGATTGTCTCAGGGTCTGCAATCAGACTTTCGGCTAGTCGAGTTCATCGAGGAATCCGCCGTCGCCGAGAAGCTGGCTGCGCTGGACGCCCTCACGCTGGAGTGGGCCAACAAGTACCGTGACCTGTCGGCCCGGGCCGAGAAGGATCGGGCGACGGTGGAACGGGTCGGGGCGCTGATCGGGATGTGGGGCGACAGCCGAACCGCGATGGTCAAGGTCTGCGCTATTCGCCTCGCCCTCGCCGGCCCGACCGCGGGGAAGCCATGAACCGATTTAGGCTCTACCAAGACGGACTCATGGTGGCCGCTGGTTCCTATGACGACTGGAACAAGCTCTCTAGCGAAGCCGTGAGGTATCTCGCTGTTTACGTTGGTGACGGACCCGACAAGTTTCGACTCGTAATAGATCCTGACTCTTCCTATCGTTTGCGCGTTCCCAACCCGGACGGCGAGAAGAAGCCATGACCGCGCCGCCGAAACGACGCAAGGCGAGAGAGTGGGACATGTGCGTTGTCGCTGGCTGGCTACATATCAAGGCAGATTGCAAAACTAGCTACGGAGGCTTCACACAGAGGCATCGTAGCGTTCACGTTGTCGAGGTCTTACCGCCGGAAGAAGAGTGCGGGGACGAGGTGACCGCGCCAACGAAACGACGGGCGCGGTCGGTCTACGTTTGCGCTATCTGCAAGGAGCTAATGGTCGGCGGACCGTACCACGAATTGAGGCAATATCACGAGGGCGACTGGATGGAATTCCGCGAGGTCTTGACGCCGCGACGGAAGAAGAGGGGGAAGAAGTGAAAAACGAGTTCGTTCTTGAAGACTCTGAGGGCAGCGAGAACCTTACCCTCAACCTGTCCGGCCATGATGAGTCGGCGCGTGTTGAAATTAACGAGCTACTCACGGACGGGTCTGTCAAATCCACGGTGATGTGGGTTGACCTGGTTGAACTCCAGGCCGCTACCTTTGCCATGGTCGCAATCAAGCCATGACCACCCCGACCGCGCCGCCGAAGGCGTTTAAAGACTACTTCCATCGCAGTTGGGGATGCCGTGGCAAAGACCATGTCCATGGGCCGGATGCGGTCAGGCTGGCATGGATCGAAGATGCCGACCTCGGCGGATTCTGGCGCGCCGCCGTCGCCGCCACGCGAGCCGAGGACGCGCAGGTGGCGCGTGAGCACTACTGCGACGAAACGAAGCCGCGACCAAACCAAGAGATCGCCGCCGCCATCGAGAGGTTGGGATGACGCCTGAATATTGCTGCGACCAATCATGCCCGGATAGGCCGCACATGCCGCACACCAACGCAGACCTGAGGGCCGAATGTCGTCGGCTCGCCGCCGAGAACGCACGGCTGACGGCGCTGCTAAGGGCGCTGGGGGAGCAGTGTGCGAAATGCGACTGGTCTAGGCAAGATCACGACGAGGGACCACCGTTCGTAGATCACGCCTTCGTCCGGTCCGGCCGCGGGAAAGGGGAAGAAGTGACGTTCGAGAAGGAGCTAGTCCCGGCCGAGAAGGCCGCGAAGGAGTGAGATGAACGAGCATAAGCAACACGCCTCGCCATGGGAGTGACCGCCCCGAATGAGGAGGGGCGCTAGGCGCGCCCCGCCACGTATGCACGAAGGAACCGGAGCAGCAGCGTTCGGATCGGGATGCGATCCCGTGCAGCGCGGGCCTTCACCCGCGCCCACAGGTCCGGGTCAATGTCGCGGAGGAGGTAGGTCATGCTCTAGCCTCGAACCTCTCGCGCTCGGCCCTCAGAACCGCGAAGTGTGTGTCACAGACCCAAAACCAATCCCCCTGATGAAACTTCAGCTTGCTCTTGGGATGCCCACAATCGTAGTGGATCGCGCCGTGCCGGTGATAGTTCCCGTCATAGATGCATTGCTGCGGCTTCGCCTTCTGGTCACATCCGACCACGGCGCATCTCGACACGTTGGCCGTGCAACCGAGCCCACCAATTCCCTGGGACCGTTGACCAAACTGCATTTGTCACCTCCTGATTATCATGATAACACAAGTGGGCGCGAATGTCAAGTGGCTTCCGACACTCACCGGACGCGGCTACCGCTGTGAACCTCAAGGCCCGCGCTGCACGACTGATGACTCCGAGAGCGCGCCGTCTTGCGAAGTATGGGCTCAGCGAAGGCCAATATCTCATGATCCTGGCTACACAACAAGGCAAGTGCGCCATCTGCGAACGCCTCCCGAGCTCTACCCGCTCATTCGACGTTGATCACTGCCACAGGACCGGACGCATCCGCGGGTTGCTTTGTTTTCTCTGCAATAAGGGACTCGGTTACTTCCGCGAATCGGAACACCTCTACCGCGCTGGTCGGTATTTCTCTGCAGGGCATACCGGGTTTTACATGCCAAAGAAGAAGAGAAAAAAGGGGGCAGCATGAAAGATATGTACGAGCACGTCCTACCAAAAGGCCCCGTTATCAACACCGGCCGGGGTGTTCCGGCACGAAAGAAAGGTTGGATTATGAAAAGGGTTCTTCTGTCAATCATGGTGGCACTGTTTGCCAATTACGCCATAGCCGAAAACATCCCAGTCTCGGGCGGCACGAAGTCCCTCCAGTTTGCCGACATGAACGGCGACAACATCGCGGACATGGTCGCTCCAAGCGCGATCCTGACGGGCGACCTTGGAGGACATTTCGCTTTTTGGAAGTCACTCGGCACCTCGATGGGATCTGCCGCGATCGGCGACTTCAATAAGGACGGCAGTAACGACGTGGCAGCCGCCGAGTACGTGTATGCCAAATCTGGATATGGCGGGGCGTGCGGGTCCCTGGTTGGAATTATCGTTTTCATGGGTCCGACCTTTACCTCGCAGGTCTGCCTGTTTACTGGACCATTACCTACCATTGGAAACGCGGCGGACCTCAACGCGGACGGAAATCTTGACCTTGTCTCTGCTGGATTCGGGTCATCAACCTTGCGTGTGTACCTTGGCTCGGCGAGCGGCACGTTCGCTCCAGGGGTTACGGTCCCCGGTAGCAACGGAGGGAAAGCGGTAAGCGTCCGAGACATCAACGGAGACAACGTTTTCGACCTATCGGTTTCAACTACGACAGGCGTCTCGACCTTCTTCGGCAACGGCAATGGGACGTTCCGGGTGACGCCATAAAATGAGCCTACTTAGTAAGTGGTCCTGCTACCCGCGCGTCTCGCCGATCACAAACAACTTCTGGCTCGGTGTGGACATACACACTCTCGCCTCGCCTGGCCACCTGGAAATGGCGAAGACCGCAGGCTTCGACCATGTCCTCTTTGACAACCCTCAAGAGTATGCCTCGCCGTCTCTCACGGAGATCACCAACGGATGCGCCAAGGCGGGGCTCCAGGCCCTCATTCTGCAGTCCACTGATCCCGAGTACATCAAGCTGGTAGACGCTACCGTTCTCTGTCACTTGACGATCAATGAGCCGAACTCTAGAAGATTCTGGACGGCCGGGGCCGAGGCCCTGGTTGTGGAGTATCGGAAACTGCGGGAGAACGCTAAGCAACCAATCATCGGCGGTAACCTCGTGTCAAACTCCGGCGCCAACCCGGAACAGTGGGTTAAAGACCTCTGGAAGTACGGCGCGGACGAGTGCTTGGACTTCATCGGCATCCACGTCTACGACGACGCGGGCCGACCGGCGCTCAAACAGTATGAGTGGATGCTGAAGATGTACCGCAAGGCCGGGTTCCGGCAGCCGGTCTGGTGTAGCGAGTTCGGGTTTCCGAGCCGAGGCTTCGGGAACTCCCCCGAGAAGCAGGCACGCTGGCTCACCTACGTGTTGTCCAGACTCTCAAGAAAACTCGACTGCGCCGGCGCCGTAGTCTACGAGCTCTACAACGACACGCACTGGTCGCTGATCGACTTCAAGACCGGGGCGCCGCTGCCGGCGTTGGGGCGGATTCAGGAGGCGAGCAAATGAACGATACTGAAAAAGCTTTTGAGCAATACATGAAAAGTTTGGCTGGCAACAGCGATCCACTAACCGTGCCGGAGCATTGTAAAAGGATCTGGCTCGCTGCGTGCGCCTGGCGTGCCGAGCGGGACGTGAACATTGCATATTCAAAGAGTGGTGCGCCCGACGAGGGCGAGTTTGGCGAAGCCTGGAACGATTCCGCGGCCACGATCGCTGAGACGATTATCCAAGATGCAGCAATTCCGTAAGCCGATGAGCCCTCCAACGCTCCTCACTCTCCAAGACGTCTCCCAAACCGAGACGGCCTGCCTAACCGCCGGACACCACGCCGCTTTCACTAGCCAAGCCATGCTGTTCGTACTGCGGTCTTACCGGCAAGCAGTCGCCATTATCCGCTTCGTAGCCGACCGGGAACCAGCAGCGGCGGCATTCCTTGAAGTGGTTGACTCCAAACCGCTAGTCGAAGGCGAAGTGAATGATTGTAAGTAGGGCGGACATCGCGCGACTGCGAAGCATTCAGTTTGAGCTCGCAAGACTACAAGAATTCAACATATGGAATAAGACTTGCCGCCCAACCAACGAAACGGAAGCTGAGGCTTTTCTAAACATTAATGAGGCGATATCGGCCCTCGTCTTTGAACGAGCCAAGATCATTAGCGCCTCTCTCCGCAAGTGGCCTGGTTGGAAAAGCTACGAGCAATTGAAGGCGGAACAAGAGAAGAAATGAACCTCAAGGCCCGCGCTGCACGACTACTCAAGAAGTATGGGCTGACCGTTGTGCAGTATCAGATGATCCTGACTATTCAGGGGAACACCTGCGCAATTTGCGAAAGACCACAAAGCCCGTACCGATCGCTAGACGTTGACCATGACCACAAGACCGGCCGTATTCGCGGGTTACTCTGCTTTCTCTGCAATAAGGGACTCGGCTACTTCCGAAGCGCGGAGCAGCTACTTGAGGCTAGCCGCTACATGGATTCCGGCCACACCGGCTACTATGTTCCGAAGAAGAGACGGAAGAAGAGGGTTGCATGACCCCCGCCCAAGCTATCCTCGCCGCTTTCCCGGGCCAAGACCCAACCAGCCTCAGCGTTAAACTGGCCCTTCTCCGCGTCCTCCATGCCATAGAAGATATCGAACTCGAGCTCCCGTTCGCCGCCGACTGGCTCAACGGCATCATCGACGACCCCCCATGGAGTATCTGGTACGGCCCGATGGCCGCTCACGATCTCGCCAACCACCTGGAGAACGCCGCCAAAGAGATCCGTAAAGCCGCCTTCGCCCTGGATGCCGCCTCACCAACCTGGCAACGCTTTGTTGATTCAACGGAGGAAGGCAATGTCGGTCTTGGACCGAATCGGGAGCGGCAACCAGAGCTCATCGGCGACGAGGCCCCCTTCTGAACGTCGCGTCTATACCCTGGAGTCCCTGGTTGCCAAGGAATTCGAGCCTCTCGAGGGCGCCTTCTGCGACTACGTATTTACGCCCCAGTCGGTCGCTACGGTCATCGGAGACTTCGGTATAGGTAAGACGTGGTTCGGCACCTGGCTTGCCTTCTGCATCGCCACGGGCACCAAATTTGGCCACCTGGAGACGCGCCAACGCCCCATCCTCTACCTCTCCCAAGAAATGTCCGATCGCGAGATGCATTTCCGCGTCAAACAGATGTTCTCGCCTCAACAGATGAGCAATGCCGGCGCCTCCTTGCACATCGAATTCGGGGAGGTAATCAAGGTAAACGAGCCTGACGGCATGGAAAAACTGCGCAGCCTGGTAGCCGAGTACGCCATCGGCGGTGGCATCTTCATCGACTCCATGCGCGACATCCACTCATCCAACGAGAACGACAACAACGAAATGTCGGTTGTTTTGAGAGGGATACGAGACGAAATCGCCAAACCATACGATTGCTTTTGCGTCCTCCAGCACCACACTTCTAAACCATCAGAGTTTCGTAAGGGCGCCCACCGCGGCCGAGGCGCCATCGTCCTAATGGACGTTTGCGCCGATATCTTGGTAATCGAAAAGCAGAACGATGCCCGCAACGTCACATTTGAGAAAACCCGCCACGGCCAGCCACCAGAGCCGTTCTCATACAGCATCTCCGAAGACGACCGTCGGAACGTCACCTTGGAAATAGGGCTCGCAGAAGGAACCGGCGAAGAGCTCGGCAACGTCCGAAAACTATATGAGTGGATGCTTTCCTATGACGGCTTAATCGACAGAGACACGATCCAAAAAGCCTTCTCATGGTCTAAGCGAACCGCCATCCGCCACATCTCAGACGGGCTCTCCGTGGGACTCGTCTTGAGGGCCCAAAACGAGTATGGAGGAAGGGGTAACAAGGCGTTCTATGAACCCAAGAAATAAAGTGTGCCAAACCGTGCCAAAAGGGTGTCATGGCACAGTAAATAAAGTGTGCCACACACACCCATCCCCCGTAGGGGGTGGGTGGCACCCTTTACGGCATCGGTATTCAGAAACCCAAACAGTGCCAGTTGGCACCCTTTGTGACTTAGGAGGCACCAGTGTTCCGCGCCTCCCGTAACTGCCCACGTCAATGCGACGGCACATTGACCCTCTTCCGTAGCCGGCCATCCCCTTACCGCAAGATTCTCGGTCACCAACTCTGGATCTGCCAAACCTGCGAGTACGTCTTCGAGACGTCCAATGTCATCGTTCGCCAAGCCCCACAGGACTACTCCAAAAACTGGATCTCACGAATAGAAGCGCGAATAGAGGATTTACCCAAACTCGCAGAGTCGCGCCGTAGACAGCGTGCCAAACGGGCCAAATCGATGGCCGAGGACTCAAACTCGGAGCGCGATGGAGAACCACGCAAGCCTACGGGTAGCAGTTGACGCCCATCCCACATTACCAGGCCGTAGGAAGGACGGGACAGCCTTACCCGGCTTTACCCCTAACCCTGCCGGGAACACCGGTCTACGTGCCTCCTATCGCTTAAAACAGACCGTCCAGCGCGCCCTTGAGCGCAGCAATGGCGAGATGAGCGAGTTGGAGTCGCTTGTTCAAACCCTCATCGCTGCTGGCCATGCTGGCGACATACACGCCATCCGCGAGCTCTTGGACCGCGGGTATGGCAAGGCGGCGATCGCCGACGAGGACCGGGAGGCGCTAAACCCAACCGGCAGCGGCATGGATGCGATACGTGCCGCGATTGCAAGGGTGTCCGCGCTGTGAGTTCGGCCGACTTTGAGGCGGTTGCGACCGTGAACGCGGACGAGCTCCATGAGCTCATGGCGCAGATCGAGGCACACCCGGACGTGCTCGAGGTGCTGCCGGAGGAGACGCAACATCAGGCCGCGGTTGACCTCCTGGCGGCGCGCAACATGGTCTACAAGGCCGACATCTGGACGTGGCTACGCGATTGCGTGCTGACGATTGATGAGGCTAGCCAGGCGGCATCGCCGTGGCCGGATCGCGCGTACCTGCGCGAGCTCTTTACGTTCATTGACGAGCACAAGATGGTGGTGATTCCGAAGTCCCGCCGGATGATGGTTACGTGGGCCGTCGCGGCCTGGTGTGTCCACAAGGCGCGCTACTTTCCGAATTATGCGATTTTCGTGCAGTCGGAGACTGAGGACAAGGCCGCGTATGTCATCGACAAGCGCTGCGCGTTCATCGAGGACAACCTGACACCGGAGGCGCTGCGGCGCACGTACAGCTCAATCCGCACGACCAAGGGCGCGATCGGGCGCATGACGTACCGCGATACGCGCAGTTACTTGTGGGGTATTCCGCAGGGCGGCGACGTGTTGCGCACGTACACGCCTTCGGTGTTGTTCATGGACGAGGCTGACTTCCAGCCAGAGGGGCATCAGGCGTTGACTGCCGCGTTACCCGCGGCCGAGAAGGGTGCGAAGCTGATCCTCGTCTCGAGCTCTAACGGGCCGAGTGGTGTAGTGGCCGGGGTTTGCAAGGAAGTGGGTTTTCTAAAGTGGGGTTCGTAACCCGAAGTGGGTATGAACGTACCCAAAACGAGTATTGAACATCCTCAAGGTTTATCCGTCGCCTCGAGGCTTCTCCATCTGTCCGATCCACTGGTCGATGGACGTGGAGAAGCGGGCACCGGAGTGGGAGATAGCGGAGCGAGCGAAGTATGCGCGTGAAGAGGACTGGGCGCGGGAGATGGAGTTGGACTTCGGTGTCCATCTCGGGGCGCCGGCATATCCCCATTTTAGGCGCGCTGTGCATGTCGTGGACGAGCTTCCGTACTTCGATCGAATGCCACTGGTTCTCTTCTGCGACTTCAACCAGTCGCCGCTGGGGTGGGGCATTGGGCAGATCATTGGCGGGTTTGTCAACGTGATTGACGAGATCTTTCGTGAGCCATCGACCATCGAGGCTGCGGTGACGGAGTTCCGAGATCTGTACCCGACGCACAAGGGGGAGTTGTGGATATACGGGGATGCGACGACAAAGAGCTTCTACGACACGATGAGGCTTGCGTTGCGTGGGTATTCGGCGCCGATGACACTGAGGGTGCCAGCGAAGAACCCGCATGTCAAGGAGCGCGTGAACGCGGTAGACACGAAGCTATGGGCGCAGGATGGGAGGCCGGGCATACGTATCGCTGCCAAGTGTGTGAACCTCATTCAAGACTTTGAAGAGGTCATGTGGCGGCCGAACGAGAAGGACCTGCTCAAGGTCACCGATCAGAAGGACCCCTACTACAAGCGGACGCACATGTCGGATGCGTTCGGGTACTGGATGGTGCGCGAGTTCCCGGTTGGCGCGGAGAAGGAGGCGGGGTTTGAGCCCCGCAAGCGTGAGCCATTGAAGCCTGGGAAGCTGTTGGGTGATTTGTACTACAAGGGCCACAAACGGGGTGCGGCGTGAGTGACGAAAGGCCGGTTCTTAAGATAGTCCGGGGCGACGGCGTTGTGCCACCGAAAACCGGGGCGGAGGTTGTCCAGGATATTGAGGTCACGGTAAGGGAGCTCATTCAGATCATCTACACGTTCCGTAGCTGGCTTATGCACTCCCTGACAAAGTGCGATTGCAAGACCGAAAATTTGCAGGCCCAGCTTAACATCTTCAAGGCGATTGAAGTGATGGGCGGTGATCTGACCGCGATTGCTCGTGTGACTGCGCTCAACGTGAATATGCGGCTTGAGAACGTCGAACGCCCGGCGGATCAATGAAGTGTCGCAGGTTCAAGCGCAGGGTAAAACACGGGCGCAAGGGTCGGCGAAGCCAGACAAAGCTCGTCCGGGTGGACGAACTGACGAACCGGAAAAAGACCTAATGAACTACGTCAAGACCGAGGTTGCGCCGGTCCCGGCTGACTTCTTTGTAGGCGCGAAGATTGGCCCGTGTTTCTTCTGTAGTCAAACTACGCCGACTTATGACATCGGCGCTCTCAACCCGAGTTTTCGCTGTTGTAAGCGGTGTGTGAAGAGTCGTGGCCTCGATGCGTTGAAGCGTGGCGCCGACGAGGCGACGGCTTTTCTGGCTGGTATGCAGAACAAGGAGTGCCGCCATTGCGGCGGGGCTCTGATTATCCCGAATCGCGGCCTTACGCCGCTGTGGTGTAACGCCTGCAATGAGGAGTGGAGGAGTATCGGAGCATGAAACTCAGGGTGCGGGTTATCGCGGCGCTGTTGGCCTTAGTGCCGTTGGTGTTTCCTCAAGAGGCTTACGCTAAGTCAATCGTTGAGCTCAATGGCGTTGTTGCGACTGGTGCATCGCCCGGGGTTGACACGTTTGGGCACAAGCTGATCCGGGCTCAGATCTGGAGCTCGGCTGGCTCGGTTGCGACGGTATTGGTTCAATGTCGGGCGTCGAGTCCGATATCAAATCCGGGGGCGCCTGTTGCGCCGTGGTACACCGTAGCGACGATCACGGACCCGAGTGCGGCTGGTGAGTACTGGTCGATTCCTCGTAGTGCCGGCGTCAGGCTAAACGTATCAGCCTGGGCCAGCGGGACCATTTACGGTGTAGTCGAAATCTACAACGACTAATGAAGAAGACGCTTGCCTTATTGCTGTTTCTATGTACCGCGCTGGCCATTGGTCAGTCTGCCAACTCTGCCGACCCGCTAGAAAACTTTGCGGTTCGCCTTGACGAGGGCGGGTTAGCAGACTTCGGGACCGTCTCTAGCGTCGGACTGTCGGCGCCAGCCGAGTTCGCAGTATCCGGTTCTCCGATCGTCACGTTTGGCACCTTGACACTAGATTGGGTTGGAGGCGTGCTCCCATGGCTCAGCCCAAACGTCTTTTTCGTAAGGGACGATTTCATCGGACTCGACGGGGGCGGCCAATTTTTCAATAGCGTTTCTGGGACCGGTGCGGTTGTCACTAGAGTCAGCGATGCCAGCAGCACTATTCCGGGCATCATCAGGCTTGAAACCGGGACTACCGCTACGGGGTTCGCTGGAAGGTGGCTCGGATTCAGTTCTAGCGACATCGGGGGCCGCTTTTCGCTCGGTGGGGGTGCGATCACTTGGAACGGCTCGGCAGATATTGACAACTTGTCTGACGGCACCGAAAGCTTCATCTACATAGCCGGACTGTGCGATCTAAACTCCGCCGATTGTACCGATGGCGTCTACTTCGAGTACGACCAAACCGGGAGCACATTCTGGCGCATTAAGACGGCCAGCAACGGGACGCGGACGACCGTCGCCACGGCAAACACGGTGACCGCAGACCAGCGGGACAATCTGAAAATTATCTGTAATGCGGCGGCCACTTCGTGCAGTTTCTTTATCGGCGGCACAGAGGTCTCCGGCTCGCCGATTACGACTAACATTCCGTCCGGCGCGGCTCGCGGGTTGACGGTGGTGGCTGGCGAGCTTCGTAAAACCGTTGGAATAACGAGCCGATTCGCAAGGCTCGACTACTGCCTGTTCGCTCAGCAGCTCACGACGGCCCGATGAAGCGACTAGTTCTAGGGCTCGCCTTCGCGCTGATTGCGAACCTGGCATACGCGACGGAGTACTACATAGGCCCAAACGGTGTAGGGACGTCGCCCTGTACCGCAAACACGCCGCCGTATTGCTCGGTGGACTTCGTGAAGGGCAGCGGCGGGTCCCATCCAGGGGATACTGTATGGGTTCACGGCGGAACCTACAATCTTGTCTTAGACGCCTTTGGCGGGAACAACTTCCGCATTCATGGAACCGCCGGTAACCCGGTCATTGTTCGCGCATATCCCGGCGAGCGAGCGATTTTTACGACCGTCCACGTGGGCGAATCGTCGCCGCCGACCATGACGCTCGCGGGCGTCTATGCGTGGTGGTGGGATTTAGAGATTACCCAGACCGAGACGGCGAACCGGGTTTGTACGGTGCCGGGGTCTCAATGTCTTCCGTCGCAAGGTATTCTCTACGGAGAGGGAATCAACGTCCGCCAGGGCGCCGACTCGTCAGTTTGGTCAACCGGCTCCAAGATCATCAACTGCATCATTCACGACACTAAGCAGGGCATTTCTTCCTGGGAAGAGATGGAAAACGGCGAGCTCTACGGGAACGTCCTGTATTACAACGGCTGGTCAGCCTCGGACCGAGGGCACGGCCATGCGATGTACATCCAGGGTAGACAGTCCGGCGACTCCAAGGTAATCAAAAACAATATCTCTTTCCGTAACGCGAGCCACGGCCACCATTCCTTCGGATCGTCAAGTGTTTACGCCAACAATCTCGTAGAGGATCGCAACATCGCTTTCGGCAATAGCGACATTCCCGAGGTTGGCGGCGGCGGCCGAGAGTTCCTGATTGGCGGGACGAGCGTTGCTAATAACGACTCGATTACGAACAACTTTTTCTATGGGTCATCCTGGCAGTTTGGGTGGTCTAACTGGCCCGCGAATAGCCAGACGAACAGCACGTTCAGCGGGAACTACAACTACATCAGCACAATGGCCCTTGTGCAACTCTTGATCCCCGGCGGTGTTACGTGGACCGGAGATACGGTTATTTACGACGGTCTTCAGGGGTTTACGGAAGCGAATTTCCCGGGCAACACGTACTCACATCCAAAGTCAGCGTATGCGGGTGCGGACAAGATCCAGATCAATCCGAACACCTACGACGCCAACCGCTGCCACATCGCAATCCATAATCCGGACTTATCCTCGACTGTCGCGGTTAACCTCGCGACCTGTGGCTGGAGCGTGAACGACAATTTCCAGGTTAAGTATGTCGGAGACTACTTCGGGCCTTCGGTCCTGACGGGTCAGTATGCTGGCGGCACGGTCAACTTCCCGATGACCGGCCTAATCGAATCCGATCCGGCTGGCAACTGGTCCGCGCCAGTGACCTATGCGCCGAGGATGGCCGCATTCGTCGCGATTCGGACCTCGGTAGGGACAACCCCGACGCCGACGAACACAAACACGTTTACCAACACGCCGACCTTTACGCCCTCTCTTACGCCCACGCCGACGCAGACGCCAACGGGTCCGCCGACCAGCACGCCTACGCCGACACACACGCCGATCCCTGGCGGCTGCACCTACATCGAGGCCGAGGCTTCGGCCGTCGTGGCTCCGATGGTTATAGAGACGGACCCTGACGCCTCGGGTGGGCAGTACGTGTCGTCGCCGGTTGACGGCAGGGATGACCCAAACTCTGGCACGGCAACTTTCACTTTCAGCCTGCCTAATGGGACTTGGTATTTTAACCATCGAGTCATCGGGGCTCTTGATACGACCGATTCGTTCTTTACCTCTCGCGACGGAGAGGCGGATACGACGCACATTGACGACGCGACGGAGCAAACCAATGGCCCTGCCTGGCAGATTACGCGAGTCACGGACCGCGCCATTGGTGGGCCTGCGGCCGGCAACCCGGCGCAGTATCAGACGACGCTTGTCATCGCGGATTCTCCGGCAAGTCATACATTCAAAATAAGACAGCGCGAGCCAAGCACTAAGCTAGATTGGGTTGCGATCTGTCCTAGTTCTGCCGTACCCGGGGACCCGCCACTAGAGCCGACGCCGACGCCGACGAGTACGCCGACAGCCACGCAGACGCCCGGAGGGCCGACGCCGACCGCGACGGGTACTCCTAACCCAAACTTTGGGCCGCTACACTGGCATCGGCCGGTCAATCCGTGTAGGCCGCAGCCATTTCGTCACAATCACCCGCCGTCCACGCTGGTGCCTCACAAGCATCGGTGCCCGGTTGGGCCATGAGCTCACTTCCACCGATTCCGTCAATGGATAGCGGCATGGGTGCCGGTATGGACCCAACCGTCCCTGCTGTACCCATCATGCCAGGCGAAGATCAGCCAATAGAGGTTCGCCTACGCCCTGAGACGCGGTTGCATGGTGAGATAGTCCAGAAGCTACGCGCTAGGTTGGATCTCTCTTACCGCAACGTCTCGACGCGGTATCCCGATTGGGACCGAGTAGACGAGCACCTGCGGTTTTTCGTCGATCTGACGCGCGCCGTTCGCAAGGGCGACAAGACGATGGACACGTCGAAGAAGGAGAACCCCTTCGACCGCGCCATCGTCGTGCCGGCGTCCTACGCAATCCATGAGGTTCGCAAGACGCAGCTATTCAGCCTCTTCGGGCATCGGGAGCCGTTCATCCAGCTCCAGGGCCGTGGGCCGGAGGATGAGAAACCCGCCGCATTGCTCGAGGCAGTCTTGGATTACGACTTCTCCCAGTCCCGCGGCGCCGTCTCGATTTACTCGATGCTCGCTGACGCGGACAAGTACGGTATGGGGATCGTTTACGACCACTGGGAGGATCAGGCCGGGTTTATCACCGTGCCGCCCAGGCCGCCAACTGGGCTTATGGCGATTGGTGTCGGGCTTGGGATTGTCCCGCCGCCGGGGCCAACCCGCGAGTGGGGGACGCTAAAGGAGTTTAATCGCTGGAGCCCGGTCGATCCGTTCAACTTCTGGCCCGACCCGCGTGTCTCGATTGCCAACCTTCAAGAGGGCGAGTTCATCGGACACCGGGCGTTGAGTGGGTTCATGCAGCTGATGGAGCGTTCGGCTGACTCCGGTGGGCCGTACTTCAATCTGGACAAGCTGAAAGAGGTTTCCGGGTCCGGGGCGAGGGGCGATTCTTCGCGGTTGGTTGGTCGCAACCGCTTTGCGGTCGATCAATTCGCCCTTAAGGAGCTCGGAGACGACAAGGACAAGGGCTATTACACGCTAGACCATCTTCAGGTGAAGCTGATTCCGAAGGATTGGAAGCTCGGGCCGGAGGACAAGCCGGAAATCTGGTGGTTCACGCTTGCGGACGAGCGGACGATTATCCGGGCGCACAAGTGCGCTTACGAGCATGGCCAGTTCTGCTATTCAGTGGCTGAGGTTAACCCAGATCCGCACACGATCGCCAACCCCGGGATGTTGGAGAACCTCGATGGGCTCCAGCGGACGATTAACTGGCTTCTGAACAGCCACATTGAGAACGTGCGCAAGACGATCAATAACGAATTGATCTTTGATCCCAGGCTGATCGAGGAATCCGACGTGATGAACCCCGGCCCCGGGCGGTGGATTCGCCTAACGGCGGAGGGTAGCGAAGCCTTGCGCAGCGGTCAGATAACACTTGACGCGATGTATAGCCAGCTAAAGGTTTCCGACCTGACTGGCGGGCATATGAATCTTGTTCAAGCCCTCTTTGACATGATGCAGCGTATGTCCGCGGCCTCAGACCCGATGATGGGCTCAGAAACCGAGCAGAATAAGACACTTGGGGAGATTCAGGCCATTGTAGCTGGCGCCAGCCAGCGGTTGGGTGTTTCGGCGCGCATAATCGATGCCCAGGCGATTACTCCGCTGGCCGAACGAGCGATCGCCAACCGGCAACAGTTCACTTCCGTTGAGCAATACTTCCGAATTGCTGGGGATTTGGCTAAGGCATACGGCGGGCAGGCATTACAGCGCGTGAAACAGGCCGATTTGCAGGGCAATTTCGACTATGTGCCCCATTCCGCGCTGTCGCATGGTGATCCGGCACGCATGGCGCAGATTTGGCAGCAAGTCCTACAGACTGCCGCCGCTTACCCCCAGGTTACGGCGCCCGGGCCGGATGGCCGCTACCTTGATATCCGGGAAGTCTTCAATGAGATGGTTCGGCAACTTGGAATTCGCAATCTGGATGAGTACTATCTGACGGCCCCACAGGTTGACCCAATGACCGGGCTTCCGGTACAGCCGCAGATGAGCGTTATGCCGGATGAGCAGGTACAAGCCCAGGCTCAGGCTGGCAACTACGCTCCAGTGTCGTAAATGGACGAGAGGCGCCTTCAGGAGGACTCGGACAAGCTTCGGCATATGGAGGCCGCCTACCTCCGCGCTAAGGCTCTGGTGGGCTCCCAGGCGTATGACGATGCCAGTCTAGAGGCGTTGGACCGGATTCAGGCCATCGTGGACATGGCCGCCTCCAAAGCCTGTGAGCGGGCTCCTATGACTGTCGGCGCCATAGTGGAAGTCTTGTATCAGCTAAAACGCCCCGTTATTACCATCCGCGACTATGAGGCTCTGAAGAAGAGTCTCGACACCCGCCGCTCAGTCGCGCCGTAGACGGCGCGCGGTTTGCTAAACCACAGCACTTAAGCCCGAAAATCGTTTCGGCGCCTACCTGGGCACTTTTGTTCCGGGAGCGTCGGAGGATTTCATGTTAGACGAAGCAACCGCGAGCGGGCCAGACCCGGGGGTTGCGGAGCTCACAGCGGACTTCTTTCCGGCTGACCCAACGGGGCCGGAAACCGCAGAGCCTACCGCAGAACCCGCGCAGACGGCAGACGCATCGCAGGAACCGGCAGAGCCGAGCGCTCAAGCGCCTACCGCCGAGCCGATCCCGCAGAAGTACAGTATCAATGGCCGCGAGTTCACGCCCGACGAGCTTTCCAGGGCTCTCATTATGGCCGGCCAATACGCCGGTTTGCAGGAGAAGCACCTAAAGCTACTTGAGCAGCAACGCGCCCCGCAACAGCCTCAGCCGCAACAGCAACCGCAACGCCAAGGCGTCACGTCTGACCAAGTTCAGGCGTTGTACAAGCCGGCGGTACAGCAAGCGGTCGCCAACGAGGTTATGGAGGCTGATTTCGCGGAGGCGTTCCCGAAATTCTCGGCAAACATTCTGTACGGCCTTGATTTGGTGAAAGACGTACGGGCGGCTGCACAAACATTGATTGAACGCATGAACCAGTCCGAGCGCGGCTCGATGGAGACTGCGGTTATTCAGGATGTGTACTCCTCGATCGCCAATTTATCAACTCAGGGTGAGCCTTTCGCGCAATTGGCTGATCCGCAAGTACAGCAAGGCTTTTTCAACTATTTAGTGGAGATCAATCCGCAATTACCGCATCTCCGCAACCCGGAATTCCTTGCTCGCCAGTGGATTGCCTACAACAAAGACACATACCTACAGAAAGCAGCATCAGCCCAACAGGCGATTGCCGAACGGGACCGAATGAAGGCTGTGAATCGGCGTAACGCGGGAGGCGAGATCAATAGCACTCGCCCTGCGGCCGTCGCAGAGCAGCCAGAAGGTTTCTGGGACGCAGACCTATTGGGGGATCGCTTTCCGCCAATGAGGTAACTAAATGCCTGTCCTCGGACTCCGGGGTTCCGGCTCGTTTTCAAGTGACGAGCGTCCCAAGAACTACCGGGAAACCATACTGCTTCTGTTTCCCAACGCCTCAGCGCCGCTGACGGCGATTCTCTCCAAGCTCAAGGATGAGCAGACGGACGACCCCGAATTCAAGTGGTTTGAAAAGGGTTTGCCGTCGCAGCGCGCAACCGTCGAGGGGTCCCAGACCTCCGGCGATACCGTTATTGAGCTCGAAGTTTCGGCTGACAACAAGAAGTTCAAGCCCGGTCATGCGGTGCTCAACGAGCGCACGCTGGAAGTGATGTGGGTCACGGCCTCCGCGGCCGCTGGCCAGGTCACCG